AGGCGAAGATGCGCAGGATGATTGGGTTTTGATTGATGAATACGAAGTGGATTACGAGCATGATGATGAAGATGATGCGCGTATCATGTCGCACAACTTTGTAAGTACAGGTAGCGCACGACCAAATGCGAAATCAGAGCAGGACAAAACCATTGATCAGGTGAAGTTTTATACACGCTATAAATACGATGGTAAAATCAACGACAACACGCGCAAATTCTGCATTAAAATGTTAGATGCTGATAAGCTGTATCGTAAAGAAGATATCATGCAGATGGGCAGCAAGATAGTCAATGAAGGATGGGGAGCACGCGGTGCAAATACTTACAGCATTTGGTTGTATAAAGGTGGTGGTAATTGCCATCACGTGTGGAAGAAACAAGTATATGCCAGTGCAAAAGGATTTGGATTGGATTTAAGCAATCCTGATGTGAAGCAGGCATTGGATGTGCGTGTAAAAAAAGCAGGTTACAAAACACGCAATAATCCAAAGGTGGCACAACGCCCGATTGATATGCCATACAATGGCTTTCTACCTGATAATCCACGATTCGGTAAATAAAAAAACACAGACAAATGGCAGAAGTATTATTCATCAACGAAAACTACATAAAGAAATACACCACCATCAACGGTGCTGTTGATCCTAATCTATTGTACCCGGCAATTTATCTATCACAGGATAGATGGGTTGGTCCATTTTTAGGTGATGACCTATTGAATAAATTGAAATCTGATGTCGCGAATAATACTGTTGCTGGCAATTATCTCATACTGCTTGAAGATTACGTACAGAAAGCTGTGCTGTGGTGGACGATGGTTGAAGTCCTGCCTAACCTAACATACAAAATTGACAATGGATCATTAGTGCAGCGAATCAGCGAAGATGTGCAGGTGATTGGCAACACGACATTGGGTGATTTCATTGATCGTGCAAAAGCAAATGCTGAATACTACACCACGCGATTGGTTGAATACCTATGTGCGAATAGCCATTTGTTCGTTGAATACAGCAGCAATGTTTACCCGGAGCGTTCACCACGCACTGATGTGATGAACATGCAGAATTACATATTTACAAGTGGCAACACAGCCACATCATACAAGCAACAAACGTACACCAATCTATTACCTAAATTACCTTTATGAGCGTTGATCGTAAACAACTAAAAAAGGAATACACACAGCGATTAAAAGATTATGAACGGGCAATGTTGCAGGCATTAAAATCACATGCAAATTCTTCATCTAAAAAAAGGAATGCAGATAGCACTGATAACACTGGCAGATGAACATTATGTGCGCGTAGGTAACACGTTGCCCACTGCACCATTCGTTGATATGGAAGGTGAAGTGTGGACAGCAAACAATGTGGATGTGTACCTGTGCGCAGAAAGTGAAGATTTACTCACTGATCCATCGTACAATTTGCGTGATATACACAACTACCTGTATGCACTTGTATGCGATGATTTACCTGATTACTTAATTCAATCACCATCTAACAATTGACATGAAATTCATTGACGCAATTATTCATTGGTTATCCGATTGGTCGTTATACATTACCAGCATTATGATTGGTGTAACTGCAAAAATCAGTTATGAGATACGCAGTGGTCGCAATCTAAAATTGGTGCAATGGATTTGGATATTGACTGCATCGGTTGTATGTGGTTATGGTGCATCAGTGTTTTGCAGGTATAACGAATGGACAGCACAAAGCGGATTTATTGTGCCTGCTGCCACACTAACAGGTGAACGCATCCTGATTTACGTGATGGATAATTGGAAGAAGTGGTTACTGAAATTGGCTAAATAAAAAAACGCACCATTGCTGATGCGTTCTTTTACCTTTAACCTTTTGATGTAATAACAAAACCTCAATATGAGAGCGTTCCACGTTTGGAATTGCTGAACCAAATATATACGTTATGCCTGATAAAAAAACACTATTTGAAAAATTAAAAGAATCAAAATTTGGACAATTTGTGTCCAATAAAATCACACCGGTTGCTGGCGATATTTTAGAAGTCGTTGGTGATATCACAGGTGTTGAAACCATTGAACGTGTAGGTGAATTCCTAAATAAGAAAAAAGATGAATCACCACAACTGCGTGATGCTGCTATTGAATTTGAACAGTACAAATTGCAGTGGGAATTAGAGATACAACAGTTATTGCTATCACATGAATTGGAAGTTTATCGGGAAGAAGTAAAGGATCGCGATTCAGCACGCACACGTGAATCATCATTCACTGCTTCGTTAGGTAAGCGTGATTGGTTGATGGCTGTGGTGGTGATTAGTGGATTGGTTGCACTGATTGGTGTGATTACCACACTTGTGTTTGTGCAAATTCCAACAGAGAATCAGCGATTAGCTGATATGTGTTTTGGTGCGGTGATGTCTATTGGTGCTTCGATATTTAGCTATTACGTAGGTAGCAGCAAAAGCAGTCATGCAAAAGATGAAACAATAAAAGCAATTATCCATGAGCAGAATCAAGGTCAGTGAGTATTTTTATTTGGATGAGTTAATGCCAAATTCACTAATCATCAGTCGCGGTGAAAACGCAATACAACTGATGGACATGCGCATCATCAAAGCAGCAGACATGATACGAGCTGAATTAGGTGAAGCAATCTTCATCAACAATTGGTTTGGCGGTGGATCATTGGACGAATGTGGATTTCGTTATTGCACCACCACAACAGGCGCGAAATGGTCACAGCATAAATATGGCAGAGCATTGGACTTGCACTGCAAATCAGGACCAGCAGCGATGTTGGCTGTGGTAAAAAAATTAGAGCAGCAATTTATTGATGCGCAGCTTTGCACTACATACGAAAATCTATCAGCAACACCATCATGGCTGCACATTGATTGCAGGTGGACAGGATTAGACAAATTGCTAATGGTGAATCCATGAGCAGAAGTAAATACATTCATCACTTTTATGCTATCTACGCGGATGCATCACGCACACCACGCAGGCAATTGTGCGCAGCTATATTGAATGAACACAATTACAGCATCACGTTGGATGCGTTTTATCGGTTGTATAAAAAATGGAAGCATGATACCTATGGACCTGCACAGAGAATCAAAGATGGAATACATGATGCAGCTCATACAACAGATGATGTAGTTACTGATTTCGCGTTCATGGCTAACGACATCAATCCTGAATTGAATCCGTTTGGTATTCCTGCATCACTCGAAAAGGATTACAAAGCATACAAGCTACCTGTTAGCCACAACAACATTTTATTCCTGAATGATATACACATACCATATCATAACATACCTGCGCTCACACTGGCGTTGAAGTATGGTGTGGCGAATAACGTGAACACCATCTATTTGAACGGTGACATCATTGATTTCTATGCAATCAGCAGATTTGAAAAGGATCCGCGCAAACGTGATTTCGCGCATGAGGTAATGCTCACACGTGATTTCCTAAAAGCATTACGCAACGTATTTCCAAATGCTGCAATCTATTACAAATGTGGCAATCACGATGCCCGGTATGAGCAGTACATAATGCGCAATGCACCTGATCTATTAGGGATGGATGAATTCAATTTGGAATCGCTACTGCATTTGGCGAAGTACAACATACAATACATACCATCATTGCAGATAACGCACATCGGAAAATTAACTGCGTTACATGGACATGAAATGATGACCAGCGTGTTTAGTCCTGTAAACATCGCACGCGGTTTATTCCTGCGTGCAAAGGACAGTGCAATCTGTGGTCACCATCATCAAGCATCAGAACATAGTGAACCTAATATCAATGGTAAAGTAGTTACGTGTTGGTCAGTGGCTTGCCTGTGTGAGCTTCACCCGGATTACATGCCATTGAATAAACACCATCACGGATTCGCGCATATCATCACCGATCGCAATGGTGATTTTGAGGTGTTCAATAAACGTATTGTGAACGGAAAAATTCGTTAGAATTTACCAAAGTGTTGATGGCGATTGCAGGCATGCACACCTTTGCACACCTGCATCCACCATTCTTTGATTGATTTAACCAACAATCGCATTTGCTGCTGATGTTAGTACAATTTCACGCACGTATTTAGATACGGTCATGCCTTTGCTTTGTGCTGCACCTTTGATGCTATTCAATTCATCAGTAGTCATGCGCACGATTAACTGGCTTTTTTTGTTGGTTGTCTGCAATGTTTCCATTTGTTATATAGTATTTAATTTATTTACGTATTCACGCCACATCGGCACGCGCTCAATCAATTCATCAATTGATGCCTGATCAAACTGCACTACCTTTTCATGTATGCGTTTCTCAACAGGTATATCATATACCCATTCATCCGGTGCGTGATGGATGTGCGTGTATGGGTAATCGCGTTTGAATTTATCCATGTCAAAAATCATGTTGCGTTCAATCTGTTTGCAGCGTGCAATGTATTCAGGCGATTCAGTATCTATGCTGCCCATTCGCCATGCAGCTTTGTGCTTCTCATCATCGAGTAGTGTTGATGTTGCATTGCATAAGACGAACACAAACACAGCATATGGCGCACCAACTAACCAACAGTATGCTTGACCTTGCCAAAAATAATTGGTATCAATGTCATCAATCTTGCTATTGTAAAACGTGTGCAATGACCATGATGATTTGATATCAGGTACAAATAACACTGCATCATTTTTCTTTACAAGCAAATCAGGAACACCACTGATATATGCATTACGAAAGCGTGTTTCGTTTTTGAACACGATGTGCCCGGTGTGCCTGCGCCAAATGTCAATCGCTTCTGATTCCACAGCAATGCCTTTGTCTATGTACTTGCTGGTGATATCATCAGTACGCTTGTATTCATGCTGTATATACAATTTCAGCAATTCATTTTTTGCTGTTGCACTAATCGGTTCTGATTTGCTGCGTGATTTGGTCATCAGTTTACCCAATGATGACGCGCGAAATAATAATTGATCCATGTGTGTATTGATTTTTGTATTGCGAATTTAGGAAATAAACGTGCCTGTCAATACACTTTTTTTCGCGTTGAATTCACTGCGTAGCTGTTGCTTTATTTCATCACTGCATGATTGCTCTATTGTTTCGAGTTCATCAATGGTAGCAGCGTTAGCAATCAAATCAGATACATATACAACATCAACATCAATTTTGTCTGCGCTATTGTCAATGTATTTGACATCACCAGCATCATCCACAACTGCCTGATCAGTAATCACTGCGCGTTGCATATCAACAGACAATGGTGCGTATTTAGATAGCAGCAATTTGATGACTGTCTTTTTAGCCATAGCATCGAAATCTGTTGACCATAATCCACCACCACGTTTGTAGGTTTGGCTGTATTTATTGCCATGCATTTGCAGTTCTGCTGTGGTCATGTACAAAACCTTTTCAAATCCATTGATCAGCTGAAAGTATGCAGCATATCCAACTACAAAATCACTTGTCTTACCTGCCCAATTAAAGCTGATGCCACCAAATGAATTGTCTAATACTAACTGACCTTCGTACACAGGCTTTGAATCAATGGTCTTGAATTGCCCTGAACGCTGTGCCAATTGAATGAATCCCTTGTAACCCAATTGGAATTGAGCTAATGTCTTATAATCACCGTTCTTTTGCCGGGTGTTGAATGGCACGATGTAGGCAAATCCCAATTGATTGTTCAGTGGCAGATCTAATGTAGCAGCCACCATTGCTGCATTCAATACAGATGATGGATCAGCTTTGCATAGCAGGTCATTGCTCTGCACAATTTGTAATACTGATGTGGTGAATGTAGATGCGCGTTTACCTAATACTGATTGTAGGCGTTGCATTACATCTTCGCGTGAAAACATGGTGCGCAATTGCGCTGTGGTAGTTAAATTACTCATATTGATTTTTGGTTTTGTTGTTACAAATATACATCATTCATCTTCGCCATCGTAATATGGATCATCAATTTGCCCGGTGCCATCGCAATGCTCACATTTGACATCGCGTGTGCAGCCACCACAGCAATCGGACATGCTGCGCCCACAGGCAATCATTTCGTACACAATGCCATCGCCATTGCATTCTTTACAGGTAATTAATTTGAACATAGGATAATGATAAAAATGATTAGGATAATGATGTCTGTTGTGTCCGTTTTGGATTGATTAATTGGTGTATGTGTGTTTTTCATATCACAAATGTATATACAAACGTAATAACAAAACAAGCAAAAACTGAAATAATTTTCACATTGGGTAGATAGCAACTGAAAATGAATAAGTTAGCTTGTAAAATGTTTACCGTAATGTTTACCGGTAAAGATTAAACCCACGAATAATTGCCGTAATTCGGGAATAGTTCAAAGTACATGCGCATCATAATTGCATCAGCGTAGTCAGGTGAAACGCCATGCATGCGTTGTATTTCATCTTTGCTGCTAACGGATAGCTTACCATCAGCATCCGGATTCCTGCGCCTGATCATGTCCAATTCTTTGACTATAACATCACGTTGGTTAGCTGTGCGCATGAACAGCTTGTTGTATTCCATGAATTCTGCTAACTTGAAATAACATTCGGCTTTCAAATTGCTGTATGTATCCGGATGTTTAGCGCGTGATCCATTTTGAAATCCTCTGCATTGCAGTGCATCCACTACACCACCACCAACACCATCTTCATCCACCAATACATTTGTGAGCTTTACAGATTTTGATTCACATAGCTGGCGTATGTGCTGCACAATTGTGGTGATTGGTTGCTTTCTGAATTCAGTGATACCAATTAGCGTTAATCCTTGCCACAAACAAATCACTGATCTATCCTTACCAAAGCGTGCAACGTCTGCTGTGATGTACATGTCACCTGATAATGTTGATTCACGAAAACATCGCAATACATCATCCGGTTTGAACAGCCAATCATTGCTCTCATCGTATTCCCAATCGCCTTCTAACAGGCGTTTGCGGTCCATTTCAGGTAATCGCGCCAATGTTTCAAGATACGTATCAGGTAAGTGCGGATTGTCACCGGGTAACGCAGGTATGAATGCAACGTGTGCAGGTAATGCATCCTGTTTATATGGCGCGTAAATCTCATTGTATAGCCATCCCTTTGACGGATTACAGGTCATTAAACCTTTGGGTGGAATACTAAATTCACGTAGCTTAAAACGCACACGTGAACGTACTATGTCCACAGCTTTTTTGCTTACCTGTGATACTTCGTCAATAAACCAATCGGTGATTTCTAATGATCCTAATGAATCAAAATTTGGATCAGATGGATATGCAAATAAATCCTTCAAAACAATCTCACTGCCATTGAAAAAACTGATGATGTTGCTTTGACCATTGTATGTGTAATGCTCACCACTGCGCAGGTTGTGCATGCTGGCTACTTCAAAAAATGTCCGCAGTGTGGTTTTTTTTAGCGTATCTAATTTGCTTCGACCAATCAATCCACGTGTGCCCGGATATTTAATCCTGCGCCAAATTTGCCATGCACAACCTAAAAATGATTTACCACTACCTGCTGCACCACCATACAACACCAGCTCAACAGGTGAATCAACAGCCAATAAGTGCAATGCATCTTCGTGTTTCTTTGTCCACGTTATCATTCGTACCGTTTAACTAACCTGCGCTGTTCAGCTGTCAGTGAATTGATTTGATGTCGTGATTTTATGTTGGATGATTTATTTAGTGCGTGTTTATTTTTAAGCATCAATACCCATCCCGGTAATGCAATGATGCGACCAACATTATCGTAATAAAATTCTGCACCAGTTTCGCATCCTGCTTGATTGTAAGGTTGCCAATTACTATACACCATCGCTGCACGTGTGAATACATTGATGCCCGGCAATAGCTTTACAGGTATT